CAAAGCCACCAGATCGGTATTGAAGTCCTGGTCACTGATTGATGCCGACTGCTTGATTTCAAGGAGGTGCTTCATGACCATCTCAGGATTGAACCCCTGGTATGAAAAGATGGTGATGATTGCAGTCAGGTCACCTGGGGTGATGTTGGCAATGAGTGCTTTGAAGGCAGTCAAATCGGACATGTTGGAGATTGAGTATTGGTTTCTTTGATTTAGTGGTACACAAAGATCCACTAAATCTCAATATACCAATACCAAGATGCTCTCGAGATTTTTTGCGAAGAAGCCTTCTGCGGCAAGATCCAACTCGTCTAGCCACAAACAACAGCTATCCTTATCAAGTATTGAAGACAAGGGTGCTCAGATCAAGGCTCTGACTGGTTCAGAGAGGCAATTGTACAGTTATGAGAAACCTACTCAAGAGATGGGCTTGACAGACTTACTCAAACAGCATGAGCCAGGATCTCGGTTCATGTATGCTGCAGTGACTGGGAAAGAAGAAGAGGACAGTGAATCCCGCCAACACAAACTCAGGAACTGGAAGCCAAACCTCCGCAAGACTGTTGAGTCAATTGACAACCTCCCCAACTTGAAGTTGTACAAAGAAGTGGAAGTATTCCCTATCAAGCCCCTGATTGATGCTCTAACAAGCAGTAAGAAAACCAAGTCTGCAATTGGGGATTTCTTTCGGGTAGTAGAGGCTATGGTCATTTATGGTGCAATAGTATCTCCTGATTGCAACTTTACGCGAGTCAAGGTTGCTCTTGTTGACAACAGATTAATGGAATTTAATGAAGCAAAAAGCTTCATTGCAGATACTAATAAGGAAGCTAGAGGTGATTTGAGAATGCCATACTGTATCCCAACAGAGAATGCCGACCTTCTGAGCTTGGTTGTTAGTAGGGAAAATCAGTTTTTGGTTGATGGTCTCATGTGGGGGGTTATTAAAGTGAAGCTGTCACTGGAGTTTTGTGATTTCCCCAAGCAATACGATAACACTGAGGTAGCGGCAATGAACATGATCACTGCATCTGCACTGGGTGAAAGAGTTGTTGACCCTGACACAATCAACATTTCAATCACAAATAATGACCGCAAGCAGTTGACACAGCTGTATGCTTCAGGTGATCTGGTTGACACTGAGGTTCCAATGAAGAATAGAACTAGTTTGAAGTCTGCAAAATCCAGTGTTCGGGAAATGGCCAAGGTGGATAACAAGCATTTTGGAGAAGGATGGGGTGATATGAGCATACCAAGGCAAGAAGTTAATGATGCATCCACTGAGCCAGATGAGGATATATCAGACACACAGAGTGACATTGACAGAAGGAATGAATTGAAGAGAATAGCAATTCTCAACCAAGAAGCACTTAGGAGCCAGTACGCCTCTAAGATTGAAAGTCAAAAAGAGAGTCTGAAGGGAGAAGTTGAAGAAATTCGATCGAATTCTCCTGAAGCTAAAGCAGTGAAGAGGGTGGGATTTGAGGATAGTATCAACCTATTTGATTGATTCAAGAAGGAGGCCTGAGCATGCCAGTCTGCTCTCGGGATGACATCCCCTAAGCAGTTTAACGACATGCTTAGGTCGACATTTTCAATTTACACCATGTCCCTTTTGTTGGGGACAACATACGAATTGTCAACAATGTTTTTGTACTTTTCGGCAACTTTTAGGATGTCATCAGCTCCTTTTGCAATGGTGGCTTTCAGAACAAGCCGGAAGTAGGAGTCCCTGTCAGATTGAGGCGGCTCAGGAGATTTGAATCCAATTTCTACATATTCCATCTGTTTTTTGAACACATCAGCAGGAGGCATGGTTTTCATGGTGTCATTGATTGCCATAGACTGATCACTGGTATAGCAGCAGAACACAAGCATGAGGAGATCTCTAGTTTTCTTCTCAGCAGAGGCAGGGATCAAAGCAGGAAAGACAGGGTTCTTCATTGAGTGAGGCAAGATGCTGGAGTTGAATGGTCCAGGGTAATTCTTCTCTGGACACATGAGGGACACTTTGGATGTCAGAAGAGGGAAAGTCAGGAGAACACGAGGCAGAGTAACAGCCTTCTTGTCAGCACCAATGCTACCCATCTTCAGCTTGTATTTTGCATACAAGTCATCTGCCATCTTTGTGCCCTTCTCGTCTCTCTTCTTCTGGTTTTTAGAGGTGTAGTTCCCAGAGATGACGCCCAGGCATAGCAAAGCCACCAGATCGGTATTGAAGTCCTGGTCACTGATTGATGCCGACTGCTTGATTTCAAGGAGGTGCTTCATGACCATCTCAGGATTGAACCCCTGGTATGAAAAGATGGTGATGATTGC